GTCTGGTTTTAAAAGTTCTGTTTTTGCCATTTTAATTACTTTTTGTGAATTTTAATAGTTTTATTGATTATACGAAAAATAGTTATAAATGTTTCATAAAATAAAACTCTTTCGCTTTATTTTAACACAATTTTTTTAAACTTTGATTCTATGGCACCTATAGTTCTATTTAATTGTTCAGAACAAAATTCAACACCATCTATTAAATAATGATTATTTAAAAAATCCTCATCTTCTCTTGTCCATGGTCTTCCAAAAAAACTTGGTAGAGAATTTTTTTCTATTAATCCCAAATATTCTTTAATTTTCATAGTAGTTGCAAGCGAAATGTTATTGTATTCTGAAAATTTTCTTACAGATAAATTAGTTGTCTTTATTTTTTCTACAACTAATTTATATTTTTCAAAAAATTCTTCTTTTGATTCACCTGAACCTTTAGGCCTACCACAATGAACTCCATTTAATTGTGCTTTTTTTATACCTTCTTTCCTAAGTTTTTTAATGGTCACAAAATCTTTATCATGTACTAATCCGTGACATTTAACACATAATGGTATCATTTTAGTCCCACCTTTTGATTTAGGTATAACATGATGCATATCATCCATGGGTTCACCACATTCAAAACATATATCAGTATTTATTGTAATTATTGCCACAATAATTATACGAAACTATTTTAAAAATGTTTCAATAAAAGTATGATAAAAATATAATTTTTACTTTTTATTTACTATTTATAAGAAACAAATAAATATGGGAAGACCAAAATTAAAAGAAAAAGAAAAGAAAGCAAGACTTGGGATTACAATTTCTAAAGAATTAAATAAACTTCTTGGTATAGAGACATCTAATAAGTCTGGGTTTATAGAGAACTTAGTTAAAAAATATTTTAATAATCAATCTAATGCAGGCGAATAAATCATATTTAATATATAAGTTTGAAAATAAAATTAATGGCAAAATATATATTGGCCTAACTCATAAAAAGTTGTCTGAAAGAAAAAAGCAACACATATGGGAAAGTAATAAGCAAAAGGCCATACATTTCCAATTACATCAAGCAATAATTAAATATGGAATTCATTCATTTTCATTAGAATCTATAGAAGATAGTATCAAAACATTAAAAGAAGCTAATAAAAAAGAACGTTTTTATATTAATAAATTTGACTCATATAAGAGCGGATATAATATGACAGAAGGAGGTGGGGGACGTGAAAACTATTTTTTCTCAAAAGAAGCCAGAAAAAAAATGAGAAACGCTAAATTAGGAACAAAGCTTAGTGAAGAACAAAAAGAAAAAATAAGTAATTCTCTTTCTGGAAAGAGTAAAACCAAAGAGCATAAAGAAAAATTAAGAAAAGCTATTTTAGGGAACAAACATTCTGATAAAACAAAAGATAAAATATCAAAAAAATTAACTGGTAAATTTTCTGGAAAATTAAACCCTTCAGCTATTAAGGTGAATATTTTTAACAGTAACGGAGATTTAGAGTTTGAATGTTATGGTGATTTTGAAACTATATGTGAAAAAAATGACCTTCCCAAAAAAGCTCTGAGAAGGTCATATTATAATAGTGGAAAACCTATTTATACTGGTAAAACTATAAAAAAAGAAGTATTAAATGAAAATTATAAATTTATAGGATGGTATGCTATTAAAATTAATTCTTAAGACTTTTGGCCATATTTTCAATTTCTTTAGCAGATTCAAGAGAATCACAAGTGTTTTTATCTGACCTTAACTCTACTACGCTTGGGTGTAAGGCGGACCAGTTTCCTAATTTATCCTGAGATAAGCCGCAGCATCTAAGTTCAACTATTGTTCCCAAAAGCTCATTTTGATTTTCGGTAACATAATTCATCATTTCTTCACTCATTCCAGATGGGTTTGTTTTTAAAAGTCCGCATGAACTTTCTGTTAATAATGTACTTACAAAATTTTCGTTTTTTGTTCCTGGAGTACCCATTTGAAAACCGACAATTTTTAAATCAAAACTCATTTCGAGTTTTAGTTTCACTTGCCAATTAGGCTTCCCATCTTTCCATGCCCCTTTATAATCCTTCAATATTGGACCCTCAAGACCTCTCTCAAGCGCTTCAATGAAATGCTCCATTGATTCCTTAACAGTTGTAACTTCTTTTGTCTCAACAAGCTCTATTCGAGTTGGTTGTTTATTAACAAGAATAGATTTCAATTCTTCAAAACGCTCTTTATAAGGTCTCTTTGAATTTTTATTGTAATACTCATCAACTGTGATAACATCCCAACATGTATAAACTACAGAGTCTAAAGCTTCTTGAAATGTTAAATCATCTTTTCCAAAATCAGACTTATGCTTCTTCAAAAATGCATCAATCTTTTTTTGAGTTTCAATAAGACCACGTTCATCTTCTTTAAGTTGAATGTCAACAAGAGACGAAACAATTCCATTGGCTGTTCTTCTAACTGGAACGCCTATAACTGTAAGTTCTCCATTTAATACAATTTCATCTCCAATATCAGATAACTCTTTAATAAACCTTGCATCTTTAAGTCCATTTGGCTCTCCAGCTCTACTTACAAACTCCACTTCTCCGTCACGAACAATTGCGTTTGCATAGCGACCATCCATCTTAATTTGACTCAAGGCCACACCCTTTTTAATAATAGTCTCAACAAGTTTTTTATCATAAGACTTAGCTCCCATATAAGGGGTTTTTTCAACAAGGCCATCAATTACCTTGTTTACATTGGTTCTTCCCATTCCAATTTTTAAATCCTTTTCAATAATTCGAATAACAACATATTGGTCTTCAATATTTATTGAGCTTAGTATATGTTGAAGGTGATTTGTTGCTACTCCTCCAGTGAATTCTCTTGATGATAATCTTGATAATTCATCAACAGCCCATCCAAGCCCTTTGTCTTCTCCAATGTATTGAAATTCTGGGATTTGTTTTATGTAGAATTTAACTCTCTTTGACATTGCTTGATATAGTACATCTTTCAATAACTCATTATCTGAGTATTTTTTAAGAATTTCAATTTTAGCATTTGTTCCTGGCTCTGCAGAAATCTCATCAAGTATTGATTTTATTGTTGTCATAATTTTTGTTTTTAAGCTTCGTTGGCTTTTCTAATTTTAGAAACCAGGTCATTTGTTGCTGTATCCATTATTTTTCTATTAAATTATTGTCTTTTAAATAATCATAAAGTTCAAAGTACTTCTTAAGAGGGAATGATACTGGTATATTATCTTCAACAATATGTTTTCCAACATTTTCTCTTGTATGCTCCCATCTGCTTGTGAATTTAAGCTTGTAATTGTCATTTGGAAGGAATATTCTTGATATGTCCTCGTATTGCTCCTTTGTCATTATAACTCAAGCGTTTCGTATCCATAAAAATCATTATACTTCCAGTATTCATAAGCCATCTCCATTATTTCAACTTCTTCTTCTGTGGCAATTTCTTCCCAGTCAGAATGAAGTGGAAGCAGGTCTCTTGATAAATCTGCTACATCTTGGATTTGTTTAATGTGGACTTTTGTTTTGTGCTTAACAAATTCATAGTCTGGGTCAACTCCTTCTTCTAATGCTTCAATTACTTTGTCTTGCCAGTCCTTAAAAGCCTTTAGAACAGCTCTAAATTGATTCTCAATCATTAAGTTCAATATATTTTGAGAATTCTCACTTATCATTTCTTTGATTAGCCAATAAGGTTGAACGTCAAGACGCAACCCCATTGTGAATAGCGTCAGCTTGTTATCTGGCTGTTTTTTTAAATTAACTTTATCCATGCTTGATTTTAATTATTTCTTTAGTGAGCATACTTTGATATTCTTGAGCCTCCATAGCCTTTTTCTCTGCTATATTATGCTGTCTCTCAAACCACTCAATAGGAGGGTGGTCAATTCGTTCCCACTCATATTCAAATCCATACCTTTGTCCTCCAGGAGTTGATTCTGCCCAATATAAGCATTGTTCATTTGCTTTATCTTCATCACTTACTAATTCTTCATCGAAGAATACATAATGATAGCTTGGGTGCCCTTGAACCTTTTTTGTATATTTTATCCAAACTTTATTCATTTATTTCTTTTACTTTAAGTTTAACAAACACAGCTTGTCCATCATTAATGTCATTCTTAAAAAAAGATGGTGAACACATTTTGGTTGCAAGTATGTGATTATAAATGAATCTGACCTCTTTATTCTCAAAAAAATAAACTCCAGTATAAACCTCTGGCTCATCCGCCTCTTTTTCATCAAAATCTTTAGCGTGCCTAATAACTTCAAGTTCTACCTCAACAATGTCTTCTGGTTTGTATCCATGCATTTCAACTCCAAGTTTACCACAACTAAACCCGCCATATTGGTTGGTAGCATGATTTCTCTTGCCAGCAAATGTTTTTGTTATTGGGAACTCCATACTAACGTTATACGAATTAAAAAATAATTTGTTCTTTATAATTCATAAAAATCAACAGAATACATATCTCCACTATTTCTTGAGTAGTTATGTTCTGACATATAACTCAATAATTCTTGGTATGTTTTTCCAAACATTTTCTCAAAGGTAAAGTTTTTAGAATCATTAGTCAAAAAATCTTCTAATTTGTAATATCCTGGAAGTACAAATCTTGAAACCATGTAGCACCTCATCTTAAGAGAACCATCCCACTCATTGGCAACCCAATCCTTTTTATCAACTTCAGAATTTCCATTTGAATCGGTCTTTAAATATGGAGCAAGGACTTTTCTATATCCATTATCCAATACATAGACAACAGCAAAAAATTCAACATACTCATGCTCGTTCTTCCAGTTATCAAGCTTTCTCTTTGTTTTCCTCCAACCCATTTGGCCCACAAGTTCTGATAACCCAGAATCAACCTCTCTCTTGTAATTCCACATATCATCATTAGCTGAATTCATCTTGCTTTTTGATTCTGCTTTGTGTGAATCGAAGTCTTCCTTATGTGAACTAAGCTCTTCTTTAAGAGAAAGAACCATTTCCTCCAGAGCTTCTCTTCTGAATAATAATGGAAATACTCTTTTTAACACTTTTCTTGCTCTCATAACAAATTTATTAGTTCAACTTAGTTATACGCAATAAAAAATAAAATGTTCTTATTTATCCAAGTAAAGATTCCATTTCAGATACAGTAAAGTTGTCTTTCGATTTCTTAAATGCCTCAATCTTGTATTGGTCGTCAAGAGTTTTTGGAACAAACGCTGTATGCAATTCTGATTCTATTTCATCATTGTATTCACTAAGCTCCTCAACGTATTCACTAAGCTCCTCAACAGAAGTTTCAAGGTTTTTTATCTCATCTTCCTTTTCTTCTATTTCTTCATCTTTTTCCTTACAACTTTCGCAATCAGAGATATTAAGAATTTTTGCAATTTCTTCCACATTATCCTCCATCAATTCTTTCAAGTCGCCATATGTATTGCATTTTTCAATATCATCCACAAATGAATCACAAGGATTCATTAACTCTTTAACAAAAGCTTTAAGCGTTTGCTTAAATACTTTATTGATTTCTTTATTCTCCATTTTCTAATTTTTGCTTGTATTCCAGATATTGTATGTGTCGCTTTGTTTCATTCCACCACCTGTTCCAGATTTTTTTTCTTTTTTTGTAAAAATGTATTTTTAAAAATTTATCTGGTGGTATTGAACCTGTATTTCCAATAAGGATAAGTGATAATAAAAGTGTTGTCAAAATAATTATTGAAAACATTGTTTTAGATTCCTCATAAAAACCAAGCAATAGTCCTATTACAGAAAAAGTTAGCAACGGACCACAACAAGCTGAGATTAATATAAAATTAGAAAGGAAATCTTTCCACCAGAATCCAGATGGCTTTATTGGCCTCAACCTGTCAATGTCTTCTTTTGTTTTAATCGAAATCTTAGGCCTAATTACTTCACACCTTCTACACTCAACATAGCTATCATCATCTTTGAATGTATATGCCATCTCACCATTAATGTGCGGATGAGGTATTACACCTAAAATTGTGTTTATTTTTTTCCCGCTCTTAAATGGCTTTTGCTTATATTTTGATTTATTTTTATCATCAAGCGGTCTCTTTCGACATTTTTTTCCAATGTTGTCTTCTAATTTTTCTATGTCCATATGACTTATACGATTAAGATGGAATAATGTTCTTTAAATTGATGGGAGTTTTTAAGCTCTTTCTTTTTCTTTCTGACTTTAAACAACTTAGCTATAGCAACCATGTCGAGTGACAATCCAATTGTATTGTTCATTATAAACATTCCAGCATCATTTGTTTTTATTTTTATCTATTTTTTCATTTTGTTTTATACCCCAATATGTACCCAAAGAACCTCCAAGTAAAAACAATAAAATTGGAATTAACTCGCCACTTAAGATAGACCGAGTTCCTATTGAAAATGAAATTAAAATTGATATTCCTACACCATTTCCAGTTAAAATAGCTGGCCACATTTTCTTTTCTGCTGTATATATCACATTAAGAGTTCTTAGATATATAAACACCAATTGAGATATGAAAACCACCATGGCCGACCAATATGGATTATTAAGTATTTCCTGCATTAACTCTTTCATTATTT